TATCCCCCGTTATATCCGCCCATTACCCACCCTCAAAATCCCGCCATTCCCCGCGAATGGCTTGAAAACGTTGAACGTGAATTAGCGGGAATACACTCGTATGCAGGAGCAATAGCGGGTACGTTGGCGGGTGAAGTGGATTTAAATCTTAGCGCTAGTGACGTTGCTCCCTATTTTTGGACTACGCGCTTTCCATTCTCTATACCCTTCTCATACTCTCGAATGATACAAAGTTTATGGACAACCCCACAAGCGCCGCGCTTCGAATTTGACTTTACGGGAACGATTTTAGATGCAGGAAGGTTATCAGACAGACCCAGCCCACCAAGGGTGCAAGAAAACCCAGTGTTAGCGCATTCGGGAATGAGCGGTGCTGTACTTGTTATAGATTTAAGGGATTTTGAAAGAATCGCGGTATATGCCCGGTGGGGAATATTTATAGCGTTTGCATTTGGATTATTAAAATCAACAAATATGTTTATTAGATGGTAGGTGAAGTGATGCAAAATGTGTTGCAATCTTTGGTTGATTCTTTATCAAGAGCAGGAAACGCGGCATTAAATTTATTGCCTTTATGTCCGTTTTACAATTTACAAACATTTATAGAGCAACTTGAAGTATCGAGCGAAGTATTTGCATTTATCTCATGGCTGGTGCCATTTCCTGCAATTGCAGGTTTATTAACGGCATGGGCATCAGCCGTATTAGGCTGGTATTTTGTTAAAAAAATCCTTCGTTTTGCAAATATAGCACAATAATGGTTTCCTTTTACAGTGGAACGCCGGGGTCCGGAAAATCATATAACATGGCAAAAAAGATAATGACGAAGCTCCGCCAAGGTCGTAATATTATTTGCTCCGAAGTAATAAAGCTGGACAAGGTAAGCAAAAACGGCAAGTTAAAAATCGGACGCTTTGAACATAGGCCAATAGAAGAAATGAACCCAGAGTATTTCTACCGTTTCGCCTACGAAAACCACGTAAAAGGCAAGGAATATCAAACATACATCATCATAGACGAATGCCACCGCATCTTTAACCCCCGCGAATGGAACAGAAACGACCGTAAAGAGTGGCTAACATTTTTCTCGGAGCATAGGCACTTGGGTTTTGACATCATCTTAGTAAGCCAAAACGACCGCCAAGTAGACCGTCAAATACGCTCCCAATTTGAATACGAATACAAGCACCGCAAAGTAAACAACATGATGAAACTGGGCTTCCTGCTGCCTACCATTTTCTTAATAATCGAACGGTACTACGGCAACAACGAAATAATAAGCAAGCAATACATGTTTTTCCGTAAGAAAACTGCCACCATCTATGATTCTTATGCAAAATTTGATGACTTCATCAAAAAAATGCAATGGGCAGAAAAAGCCAAAACGTGTAACAAACCACCCGCTAATGAAGTTAATGCGCCCCAGCTCGACCCAATTATTATTACGAACCGTGTAAGCCCCGAAGAAAACCCCGAAGAACCAATCCCGCCGGCGGTGGGTGCGGAGCCGGGGGTCGGGGGTCCCCGGCGAAGCGCCCGCCGTTGGTGGCAGTGGTTTACCAAAGATATAAAAGAGGCTTCACTCAAGTCGTAATTAAAACGGGAGAAAAACGCGTAAAAGACCCTAGGGGGCAGGGATGTATCACGCCCGACAGATTTTCACCAAAAAACCACCGCAAACACGCATATATACTGCATTTTTCATCAAAATATTTTGTCCGCAAAGTGCCATATGCGGACAAAAGGGGTTAGCAAAAATGGGTATAAACAAAACTGTACAACGGACGGGTTATTTTAATGAATTATCACCCGATGACCGCAACAATTATTTAGGCATAAAGGAAAAAAAGTTCATGCACACCGAAGATAATATTTATTACAGTGTATTTATTAAAGGCGATGGCTTAGATTCAACCATGCAAAAGCTTCAGCCTCTCTTAGATGAATTATGCGATTTAAAAGAAAAAGCACAGGAGTTAAAGCAACCTATGCCGTTTAAATATGGATTGCAAGTAATGCCAATCGCCATAAGAACCTACACCCTAAGATTAAGCGAACCCGATTTATACGATATATTTTTTATTCCGAGCGACTTGCCTAACATAGAAACCAACCGCATACAAATCCAGCTTCGCGCGGAAGGTCTTTGGACAAGAAAAAACCGTGCAACCCTTAAAAAAGCATATATAGTGGCAGAGGCATTACTCGCCGAATATGGACTAGAGATAGCCCGCACCCAAGAAAACCGCATAGACTTTTGTTACCACACAAACATAAAACCCAGCGTAGATAAAATATTTGAGCGCGACGGCGATGCACGTTATATAAAAGCCCGATTAGGCAATGGACGTGCCGAATTTAACCTAATAAAAACAGGAAAAGGCACAAACCTAGATTTTTATTATTACACCTTCGGAAGCCCAAAAAGCAATAACTGGTCAATAAAATTTTATGACAAGGTAAAAGAAGTAATAGAAGTTGGCTACAAGAGCTTTTTCTTTATGATGTGGTACGAGGGCGGGCTTATTTCGTTGTATGATAAATGGTGCTATGAATATGCCTTCATGCATAAAAATACAAGGTATCTGGGTAAAGCTCGTCTAGCCTTTTACAAGGAATACGGTACAAATCCATGCCGCATAAAAAAATATACTGAAGCCCTCGACAATATAAATATGACGCTGGAAGAATATACACAGCTTGCAAATGAATTTATGCCGCTAAATACGCCCGTAATAAACATAGAATTTCAAACCATGCGCGAGTTTTACAGGCGCAGCGATGAATTTATTAATAAACTACAAACGCAAACTAAAGACTACCCACCCAAGTTGAAACGCCTGTACCAAGTTCTAGATAACCGCGATATATTTTTACAATACCTACACGGTGAAGGCTTCGCATTTGTAAAGGGTGAGAATGAAGACGGCACGCCCAATTATTTAAGCTGGTGGGAACGATTGCGCAATACCAAAGTAGGCGGCATAAAAGCCGATGAAAAACTGCTGCGCGATTATGCTTACAACATGGACAAGAATTTAGTTGTAAAGCAAGGTCTCCAAAAGGTAATTACCTTCGCTGTTCATGAAGATAGAATGGATACCGATTTATACGATGACTGCCGGCATTGGCTGGAATATTTAACAGACAATCAAATATATGAGATGGACAAGCAATTCCGGCAATATAAAGTAAAACAGGAACGAAGGATAAAAAATCGTAAAAAGCGAAGAGAGGCGGCGAAGCATGGAAATGCTTAAAATCATTATTGATTTATTAGACAAAGTAGGTGAAAGAGTTATAAATATTCAGTCGGTAATAGCATTTTTAATGGGTATGTTTTTTATGAGTGGTTTGTTTGCAATTGAACAAAGTCATGGGATGGATGCGGTAAAGGGAAATTATATAATAATATTTATAGTAATTTTATTTTTAATAAATATAATTATAATTTTTGTTTATGAATGCATAAAAAAACTATTTGCAAAGGTGGTAAGGAAGCATGACCATCCCTCAAGCCATTGAAGCATTCCTTATCGACCAACAACTACGTGGCAACACACCCAAAACCATTGCGGGCTACCGTGGTTTCCTTCGCCGTTTCTGCGACTGGCTAACCCAGCGCAGTATAACTACCCTACCCCGGCTCACCATACAGGCAATAAACGAGTATCAACTTTATCTCGACCGCAAACAACGAGAGCGCCACGGTGCGGGTAAAATGGCAAAAAGGTCTATCAAAACCTACATGCAACACATAAAAGCTTTCCTAGCCTTCTGTTATGCAGAGGGCTTTATTGATGAACCCCTTAATCAAAAGATAAAGCTACCTAAAACCGAACGCCCCGTTATCGAAATACTTACCAACGAGGAAGTAGATGTGCTTCTTTCGTGCTTCTCGCGGTCGGAAACAGGACTCCGCAATACCGTTATCATTTTAATTATGCTTGATTGCGGGCTTCGCCTTTCCGAAGTGGCGGGCATAAAAACCGATGACATTAACTTCCAAAAGGGCTACATAACCATAATGGGAAAAGGTCGCAAGGGGCGCATTGTTCCCCTTGGGCTAAAAGTGCGCCGTGTGTGCATGGCATACATACATAAACGCCGCGGTGCCGACCGTCCCCAAGATGATACATTTTTCTTTTTAACCAAGGAACGCAAACCGTTAACGACGGCTGCCATTGCGTCGCTGATGGGGCGGCTCAAGGAAAAAACGGGCATAACGCGCCTGCACGCGCACCTATTCCGCCATACCTTTGCAACCAACTTTCTTGTACACGGGCTGGGGGATGTATACGAACTCTCCCGAATCCTTGGTCACGCGGACATACGCACGAC